AATAATAACTCTCTAAGTTGAACTGTAGAGTTAGGATTGAAGTCAGAACCTTTAGCTTTCTCGTAAGCTTTTACTTCGGTAAACTTATATAGTTCTGCAACTGCCTTATTAATATCTTCATTCATTCTCTTTTGTCCAAACTCTAGTCTAGTCTTATCGAAAGGTACACCGTTAGACTCTGCATCTTTAAGGAACCTTACTCCTTCGATGAGTAGATTCTTGTACACCCAATACAGTTTATCATTACTTCTAAGAGGAGCTTCAAACTTCTCAAACAATAATAAAGTAACTACTGCATCCATTGCTGCATATGTTTTCATTACTTCAAATGGTATCAAGTCATAACTGAAATCTCCTTTGAGTATTCCATGAGTCTTACAATAACTTTCTCTCCACTGGTCTAGCTCTTGTTCATAATCTCCGTATGGTGTGTGTTTGATTGCTAACTGTTTAAGTCCATGTTTTCCTGGTTGTTCATCAAACATATAATGCATTAGCATTGTATCTTCAAATCTTGGGAACTTAAAGTTGAAATGATATTCAAACCATTGTAAATCGAACTTACTATTATGAAATACTATTCTCTTAGTATCAAATATCTTTTGCATAAGAACTTCGACTTCTTCGTCAATTGCTTCACAGTCAACATAAACTCCATGGTCAGCTTCATAAGACATAGAGAATCCTAGCATATAGCCATCTCTACAATATAAAGCAGAAGTCTCACTATCTAGTGCGACATAATCTTTTGGGTCTGCTAATGCTTTATTAAGATAAACTAGTAGGTCACTTGTTTCCGTGATTCCATAACATTTATCTTCTCCGAGTCTTTCTTGTTTAAGTTCTCCGCTTACGTATTTCGATATACTCTCGACTGCACGCTCGAATTCTGTCTTTGCTTCTGGTTTGAACTTAATCATTGCAGGATTAATTAAACCTAAAAACTTAGAATCGCAAACTTTTCCATTGAACTCTGTTACTGATGTCTTTTTTGTATACATTTTGAAAGCTTCTGAACCTACAAGAATGAGCCATTCGTACGCATCAGTATCGATTTCTATATCCACATCTTTTTTCAAGACTTTTTTGATACTCGAATTTGAGCATAGAGCATATCGGTCTACCTCAAAATCAAAGTATCTATCCCAGTTGGTAGATGACATCTTTGTTTCTATTATTGCTACTGCCATTGTTTTAATTCCTCTAAAATTGATTGTTTTGCAGCAGGAGTGAAACACTCTGTTGAGCCATTGCCTACTAGTAATTCAGGTTCTGTTGCAAACTCTTTGTTGTTTTTAATAATTTGTTGTTCTATATAGTGGGCATGTCCCCAGCCTATGTTGTTTATTGTTAGTATTGTATCAAACTCATGCTCAGGAAATCGTTTCTCTGGGGTCTTGACAGTAATACCTATCTTTATAAATTTGCCAAAATCTAAAAAGTATAATGTTGAATCTTCTTTTCTTGCACAGGCTAAACAACCTATGTCTTTATCTGTCCACGCATGAAAATGATGAGTGAACTCATGTCCTACAGGGCATACTACTTTTATAGTATCTTTAGCATCTGTAGGTTCTTTTAATACTGTCCAAGATTCATGTATATCTGCTCTTGAATATTCAGTCTGACGATGATTAACCATTCTCTTAGCTTCGGTTTGCATATCGCACTGCTTGTAGTTTCTGTAAAAACCTTCTACATCATATAACTTTCTTTGTATCTCAAACCATTCATCTTGTAGTATAGGAGTTTTATCTTCTATGTGTTTTTTCTTATACTCAAATAGTATTGCCTTAGCTAGTGGATGCCATCTCTTTCCACCTTTCTCCCATAGGGACGGCTTATGAAAAGTCAGATTGTATTTCTGTTTAGCTTTTCTAATTGATACTGGCGTTCTTCCTAATGTATCTGAGCAGAACTCTACATCCCACTCTTGTTCTTCACAAAAAGTATAATCATACTCAGTCCACAATTCATTTGTAGACCTGTTAGTAGCACAATTTTTATAGTTATTCGCCATATAATTTCTTCTTAAGTCTGTCTATCTGGTCACGATTTAAGTTACCAGGATCTGTATTTAGTGGTAAAGTTACTATCCTTGCTGACATATCTAGCTTCTCAGCTAAACCTTTGGCAGCTTCTGCAGCTCTGCTTCCTGCTTCGTCTCCATCAAACATGATGTCAACTCCTTGTACTCCCTGCATTTTTAATAAAGATAGCTTTACCCAATTCACTTGTTGCGTTCCAAAACAGCAAACAGTATTCTTTAGACCTTTGTCCCATAAGTTGAGAGCATCGAATATGCCTTCCACTAGAATAACTCTGTTCTGAATTGGTTTTACCTTGGCAGGACAAAAGGGCATTTCTGCCCCGCCAGGATAGATATAGTACTTCGATTGTCCCATACCTGCTTCACTGATTAATCTTCCGATTAAGGCAACAGTTTTTCCTGTGATATTACGGATTGGAAAGACAATTCTGCCCTCAAACTTAGGAGTGTTCCAAGTGAACGCATCCCATATCTGTAGAGTTTCCTCTGAGATATTTCTTAGCGGTCCACCTGCCCATCTTATTCTCTCCTTAGGTAATTGAATACCTACTGTTTGAGACTTGACTTTCGTAATTCCTTCACGAATACGATGGAGCCTTACTTCTAAAGGGCTAGAAGGTGCTCCAAAGTATGTAAACAAATTTCCTTTAAAACCACAGGAAAAACAGTTGAATACGCCAGTAACTCTATCCACTCTCATGCTTGGATTAGTGTCGTCATGTTCTGGGTTAAGGCATTTAACTTTAGCGTCTTTACCACTAAGTTGATAATGTATTCCTTTTTCCTGTAAAAGTTCTTCTGCTGTCATAATTATATATATTATATCAAATTTTTAACCCCGTGTCAAGGATTATTTTTGTTATGTGACTTATTATTTCCACTTAGCGTCATCTTTGTTATGTTTCCATTTTAGTTTATCTCCAATGCGTTCGAACTCTCTCATATCCATACCACTTGGGTCAACCTCATGTTCGTAGTATCTAGACTTCCAAACTAGTTCTGCCATCTGGAACCAGACTGCTATTGACTTGTCTCTAAAATCTGTGTCTCCCCATAGGTAATATAAAAGCCACCACTCCTGATCGAAGCGGCAGACTCTTATTTCTTGGTTGTGTATCTCTGGAAGGTCCAATGCGGCTCTCATTCGTTGAGAGCCGGCAATGGGGTACCAGTTGGGCATGCACAGGATGGGAGATTTGACCCCATGCTGCCTCAAGCTGTCTATTAAAGGTTGGTTAGGCGGAACATTTGCTATGTTCTCTTTTACTTTATCTTGCTCTAACATCCAACCTATTGTTCTTACATACCATGTATGTGGTGGTAACGGTATTAGTTCAGCAGTTTCTCTACTTACTCTATCATCCGCCATCGTTCATCTCCTTGTATCTTTGTGTCCATTCTTCTTCATAGATTAATCTAAATTCTTCTAGTGAAGGAATTGGTACATGTTCTAGTTTACTTACTTGTCTTATATGTCTAGTGTAAGCTATTAATAATTGATCTTCTGTGTATAGTATCATTGTTTTCTCCATATTTTATAAATTTTACCGTCTCCGTGCACACTAGGTACTTCGTCATAATATCCTCTAATTTTAGCAGGATTATGCCATTCAACTAATAAATGTATTCTACTAGTGTTTCCATTAACTACGGAGTGGGTAACGGCATTATCCACTTCATATATGTTTCCTATGTCTAAGTGTCTTGTTTCTTTGCCCACTGTAAACATACAATCTTGGTTTGTTGTAATAGGAACATGAACATCATGATTATGTACTACAGATATTCCTCCGTCAACATGAGGCTTTAGCTGCCCTTGTGGTCTAAGTCTGGCGAATAATATACTGATATACTTTCCATATCCATAGTGTTCATACAACTTGCGATATAATATGTCAAACCAGTATTGGTCATAGTACTTATCATAAAATTCTGTTCTTGTTGCTGGCATATGTGGTCTGCCTTTTGCATATTGCCACATTACAGGAATAGTGTCACAATCTTCAAATATTGTTAGTTCTGTTTTCCTTTGTACTCCTGTAGGATTATCCCAGTCTGCTTCATCAAATTCTATTGGATATGGTATTATATTATCTATCTGTCGAATTGATGCCATCTTGTAAAATCCTTTTTATAGAAAGTATATATTAAACTTCCTATTTTATCTCTATCAAACTCTGGAATGTCTACTCCTTTTCTAAGATGTTGGGGCATTACATCTAGTGCTACCCATATACTATCATCTTCTAATCTAAGTACTCTGACTTCAGGTTCTCTATAATACATCCATTGTGGTTTGAAAAAGTTAGCAAACTTCTTAAAAGAGTTTTCATATTCAAACTTATCATTATCAAAAAAGTTAAGACTAGGTAAAGTTGATAATGCTTTTATTGTCCAATCTTCTAAGTCTGTTTCAATCATTCCTAACATTAGAAAATGTTTATATATACTAACCCATCTATCAATAGGATGTCTAATCATTGTAATATATTTATAATCTGGAAACTGTACATATGCTTCATCATATGTGAAGTGCCAGTCTGTTATATCCTTTCCCTCTTTTTTATGATGAATTATAAAAGGATGATTAGAATGTCTGAGTACAGCATTGATTTTGTATTGATGCTTTAACCCCTGAGTGACAGATGTTCCTCCGCACTTTGGAATGTGTATAAAACATCTATTGCCTGGAATTATCATAGTCTTTCTATAACTTCTTCTACATCACAAGGATTATTCCAATCCAATGTAATTATGTTTCCAGTATATTCTTCTGCCCATTCATCATATCTATTACATAAATCAGTTAAGTAGTTATCTGTAATTCCTACTTCTTTTTCTCTCGCTCTTTCTTTTTGTCTTTGTATCGAAGTTTCAGGACTTACTTTTAAATATAATATTACTCTAGGTTTTGGTTTATGTAGTGCCTTGTACAGCATATCACAAACATTCCAATCTTTATAACTTAAGTCTCCTCTAGCAGTGAGCATATTCTGAAATATTTTATCTTCAAAGATTGTTCGGTCTTGTATTCCCCCGAATCTACTAAGAATTAAACATCCCTTTGCTCTTGCTGTCATCATATACACTTGCATATGAAAAGCCCACCTAGCATTATCTTTATAGAAGTCTGCTAGGTATGGGGAGATAGGCTCTTTTATATAAGCTATGTCTAAAGCATCGCCTAATTGTCTGGCTAAAGTTGTTTTTCCTGCGCCCATAGTACCTGCTATTCCTATATAGTTTACCATGGCATGTCGTCTACCTTTTCTGCTGTTCCCATAGTTTCTTTCATTTCAGCTTTCTCGTCTGGGTCTAGCGCAGTATGAGGTCCAACCTTTAGTGTGTTCCAATCCATCTCTGAGGTAAAGCCTGCAACTTTTGCATTTCTTCTTTTCTTACAGGAAAACTTCATACAATCTGATTGATCAAAATGGTCTATACTATAGAAAGCATCTACAGCATTGTCGACATTTGTTGAAAATTTAGCAGAACCATCTGCTTTAGTTTGAATTGCTGTAACAGTAGTAGTATCATACTCCTGTGCCAACGTTTTAAAATATTTAGATATCTCTATCTGTTCTGTCCAGTCGTATTGACCTGCCTTTTGATTATTACTTCTTTTTACTTGGTTGAGATAATCAATAATAATTACACCTGGATTATGTAATTTCTGTAAGTTCTGTCTTACAACACTAGCAATTTTTGCTGTGGTAAGGGCTGGGTCATAATAAATTTCTATCTGTGGTTTAGAGTAGTCAATTCTATTTCTAACTAACTCTTTATGGAACTCTTTGAAGTTAGCTTTCTCTAAGTTATCATACTTTGCTAATACTTCTTCTCCATCTACGAATCTTCCTGCCCACCATTCTCCTACTTTATTCCACTCATGTGGCTCTAAGTTTTGGTGGATTAATCGGTTAGCGTTTACTTCGGTTTCAATCGCTACTATTCTTTGCAGAATATCTTTACTGTTCATTTCTATTGTGAAATACAAAGCACTACGACCTTGTTTTCTTACTGTACTTGCAATATTACAGCATACTAAAGACTTACCACCACCTGATGTAGCACCGAGCATGATAAGTTCGTCTGACTTGAATGAATATTCTAAATCGAAGTCTTGATTCAGTCCTAGACTTATTCGTTTCTTGTATGTTTCATCATCGTCAAACAACTCAATAGTTTCCATACTCTCATTTGCATCTTGAGTATCTACTTTATCTTCTACAGACACGACTATTTCTTGAAGTAAATCAATGTTTTCTCTTGCGTCTGATATTGCGATTTGGTTATCTATGTATGACTCGATTGAGCCTAAGATTTCTGATTGGGTAAATTGGTTCTTGAGATAGTCTAGCAATAAGTCTGCCTCGACATCTGTTTCCACAGTTTCGATAGCGTATATTTTCTCTTGTAGTTCAGCAGAACGAACTTCTAGTTTTAGTTCTTCAAATGTTGGTAGATTTTTATATTTAGCTACATGCTTATCTACAATATTCCATAACTTTCGGTACTCTCCTTCAGGTAGGTAATGTTGTTTTAAGCCGTTCCAAGTATCAAAATCGCCAAGCGACAAGATTTGCTTCAGTAATGCACTTTCTAGTGTCAAATTGAATCTCCCAAGACAATTTAGTGGTTAAAAGATACGAAAGGCTCCGTAGAGCCTCTCGCGAAGGTGAAAAGGTTAGATTAACCTATTTCTTTTTTAGCTGCGCCATTGTAGTCGCTGCATTGTAGACCTCTTCTAGTAAGCATTGTTTTCACGCCTCTTACTGTTTTGCCGATTGTGTCAGCAATAGCATCTACAGTCATACCGTCGATGTCTAGGTCTGCTAAAGGATCAGCTTTGCTTGAACCTTTAGTTTCTTTTTGCTTAGGAATCGCGTTGATTTCCCCAGCTCTAAGTAAAGATAATGCTTTTCCTCTGATAGAGTTTACACTTCTACCTAAGCCTTCAGCTATATCTTCAATGAAAGCTCCGTCGTTTACCATTGAAACGAATTGGCTTTCTTCTTCCTCGTTGTAAGACTTAACAGTCTCAACTTTAGGAGCAGGTTTAACATGTTCTGTTAACTGCATAGAAAGAATTTTACCTTGAATTGACTTAGCACTAAAGTGTCCGCCTTCAAAGTTTGCAGCGATATCTGCGTATGTGTATGAGCCAGAGTTATCTGTCACGAAGTTACTTAAAGTAGCTTCTTGCTCATCTGAGAAAGATTTAGTAGCTGAAGCTGAAGCTAGTTCAACATCAAAACCCATCTTTCTTAATTTGCTAGATACACTTCTTACTGAAGTTTCTAACTGTTCTGCAGCAGAAGCTACAGTTGCCTGTGATACAGGGCTTTCGTCACCGACAAAAGAAGTCAATTCTGAAGTTCTTTCATCTGTCCATTTTGGTAATGCCATTTTATTAATCCTCTAATAAATGTTTTAGGTTAGTTATAATATTAACACCTCGGTCACGAGCTGTCTGTGTTTTTGCTGACTCGATTCCAGACTCATTAACCAGATGAGTCACATCTTTTGTCAGACTTGATTTTACGACAAATCCATATTGACTAAGCACTTGCTCTGCATGAGCTTTAGTTTTATAACTTTTAAGTCTACCACTAATACACACAACTCCTGAAACCTTTGTTTTTTCTAATATTTTATTTGTCCATTTGAAAGGTAGTGTGTTGTTGTAGTCGTCTAGGTAGTATTCAGTCTCTAACCAGTTAATTAGATTAGCAGTTGCTTTCGGTCCAATGCCCGCTTCTGCACAAGTCTTCTCGCTTATATCTTCAATATGAGATATACTATTGCATAATTTTTGAGAAGCTGATCGCCCGATAAGCGGAATCGAAAACGCTGGTAGTAATTTAACCAACGGTAACGATTCAGAATTACGAATCTCTGTCCAGAGTTTCTCTCCTAATCTAACTGAACCTAGTCTTGCCTGTAAATCCTCTACAGTTAATTCATATAATTCAGCGTAGTCTTGGATGTTCAGCTTACTTACAGCTGCAGGTCCAAGTCCTTTTATCTTTAGTGTGGAAGCGAAGTTAACCACTTTCTTGTCCCACTGTGATGCGCAAAGGTCGTTTTTACAGAATAACTGGTCATTAACGAACTCTAAGACACTGTCACACGAAGGGCAGTTAGTCGGTGGTATAATTTGTTTCACTTACGGTTTCCTTTCTAAATATATAATATATTATACAAAAAGTTTGGGCATCTGTCAAGAACTATTTTTTGTTTGGTACACCCAAACTTCACTTCAGAGTATCGATTACTCCTCATAGATGTGAGTATCTTCAATATACTTTCCCTTATTTCGGTAATGAAACCATAATGCTTTAACTTTTTTAACTAAAGACTTTATCCAATTTTTTATCATATATATCCTTTATAATTCTCTCTGCCATTAACTTATTGCCTTCCTCTAGTGGATGGTCTTTTGGTCCAAATGGCACCTTGTGTCTTTTGCACATATCATAGAAACCTTCTTCTTTCATGTGCGGTAATTCTCTATACCAATCTTTTAATTTCATAGTGTTCTGCGACCACACTACATTAGCCCCTTCTTGCTGTGGGTCATCTATATGTTTTAGTGCTACTTTTATTTGTCCATCACTTAAGTTATAAAATAAGTATGGTATTCCATGTGCTTTGAGTAGATACTTTACTGATAACATGTATTGCATACTCCATCTTAAATTATATACTGGGTATCTAACATCTCTACCATAGCCCTCTACTCCTGCGTGCATTTTTCTATCCATGTCTTGGTGAAAGAACATTCGTGAATCGTGGCTAAGCTTAAATGGATATTTCGATTCGCATCTGTGAGACATCCAAGCAGCTTGTCTCCAAGTGTTAGTGGTTGGATTTATATATTCAAATCTATTTATTCCAGACCATACTATAATAGCTAACTTTATCTTAACATTTTGTTTTACAGCATAACGTTCAGCGTCTAATTGTACCTCTCCTGCTAAGCCTTTCTCTGAGCAGATATCATCTATAACTACTCTTGATATTCTATCATTACTTCCACCTACTTTAGAGTGCCTTAGCCAAGACTGTCCAAAGTGTGTAGATACTATTGAAGGGAACTGGTCTTGTCTTCTCTTTATTTCCATTCCCTGTACAAAGCTACATCCATTCCAATAAATCAAAATACTTTTACTCCATACTTCTTTTCAAACTTTAATGCTTGTTCCCAATTATTTACCATTGGTTGTCCTTTAATATTTAAACTTGTGTTTAATAACATCGGCACTTTAGTAACTTCGTAGTATTGTTCTAGTATGGGTCGCAGTGCTGACTTACTATTTGCTTTAACAACTTGTACTCTCGCTGTTCCATCACAATGTGTGACTGAAGCGTAGTCATGTTTTGCTTTCGCCACGAACTGCATATACTCATTAGTATATCCTTCAAAATATTCATCTACAAACTCCTCCAAAATCGCTGGTGCGAAAGGACGAAACTTTTGTCTGCGTTTAATGGCATTAACGGTATCTTTAATGTCGTAACGCACATCACCAAGCAAACTCCTATTACCAAGTGCACGAGGTCCAAATTCTGCTTTTCCATTTGCTACTCCTGCTACTTTATTATTTATTAATTCTTCAACTACTTTTATTGGATTTAATTCTCTTTCTATATCGAATCCAAGAAAGCAATCATCATATTTGATTCTTTGTTTTGTATGTGCTAGAATTGCTCCTAGCGAACTCCCAGCATCTCCTGGGCTTGGAAATATCCACATATCATCAAAGAGTGGTCTTATTTTTGAATTTGCCACACAATTTAATGCTACTCCACCTCCATAAACTAATTTACTTCCATACTTTCTAGCCTTACGCATGATATCTAATATCTCGCTTTCTATAAACAACTGTGCTGAAGCGGCTATATCTTCAGGTGTACTCCAAAACCATTTCTTTAATGGTATTCCTTTATGCAGATTTGTGTGCATTATGTCTCCCATATCTACACAGGGCGTTCCATACGCTGCCATACCCATTGTTATGTATTCATCTTCGTTTGGTTTTAATCCGATGCGTTTCGTGATAGCACTATAGAATAATCCTAGGGAGTCTGGATATGTTCGACTCCATACTTTCTCTCCATCTTTCCATATACTTGCTGTATCGTACTCACCGATTGCATCTATTACAACGCATACTACATCATCTTTAAAAGGAGCAGTATAATATCCTGCTGCCATATGACTCTCATGATGTCCTACAAATGTATCGTATTCTTCGCCATTGATAGTGGCTTTTTGACCATTCTTTAATCTACGCATATTCTTCAAGTCTGTATCTTCATAGAATATACTAAGGTCGTGTCTTGCTTTTAAGAAGTCGGGAACATACCTTTCGTTCTTTACTCCTGTATATCTCTCGGCGTGTGTAGCAAAGAGTATCTGATTATTATTTACTACAGCTACAGCTGCATCGTGAAAACCTTCACTAATCCCTAAATATTTCATGCTTCTTGGGGAAGTCCTCCAGTATTTTTGAGTCCATGACAAAGCACTCGGTGTGTCCACCGAAATGATGCTGTGTCTTATGTCTGTCCATTTCATATTTCTTGTGTAGCTTCTGCTCCCATCTCCAGCAGTCGTATATCGTCCCGCTCCATATTCTCTGTATTCTGATGTCGTAGTTCGTAAAGCCACGCCCTCTTTTTACTACGTCTTTGAATGTTCGCCCTTTTGCGATGCCGACCTTTATTGTTTCTCTTTCCCATGTTGCCTTGTTTACAAGGATAACTCCATAGAGCACTCCTTCTTTATCCTTTTCCCACGGATGATTGTCGAAGTAAGTTTTGTTATAAACTCCTCCACTCATGTGTTATCACTATCTCTATATTTCAGCATAGATTTATCAAATTGCTTTCGTGCAGTTCTTTTGAAAGACCACTCTAAAAGTTTACTTATAATATCACTTATGTACTTCATTCTTGAAAGCTCCCTTCTTGTACTTTATGTACAGACTTCCACGCAACTTTCTTCGCATATTTTAATTCTATACACTTGTCACATTTATCACAAGGTAAATATTTATCATTGCTCATTAAATCTAATTCACCAGTACAACTCCACACCATTTCCAATAACTCTGGCTCGGCTTTCAGCAACATTGCCACAAGTTCGGACTTCTGCATCCATTCAAAAGGAAATACATTAGTAGGTAGTTTAATTATATGGTGTGGTTTAATCCCGTGTGGGTCTAGCGTCTGACTCCACCCACAAGCTATTGCTCTAAATGGAAACTTTAATTGTAATCTCTGTCTAAATGAATCATCAGAGTTTGCTCCCCATATAATAGCTTTGAATCTGACAAAGGGATTGCCAACCATTAGTGTAGAGATAGCAGATAGATGTTGTAAAACTGGGTAGTTGTTTCTTCTATTTTGTTGAGGCATATTAGCTTCGTCTACTAGAAGTCTAACACCCATATAGTCGGCCTGTTCTTGGGCAGCTGCTAATTGTGCATCTGCTACATTTCCCCAACCTTCTTTATTATATAAATGTAAAGCAACAGGGGTATATCCTTTGGCGACTGCATACCATAGAGCTGCAGCACATTCTAGTCCACCACTAAGGTTTACTATTGCGTCTATATCATCTCTAATTTTTTCAGCCATTTTATCTTATTCCTATCTCTGTTAGTTGGTAATCTATTACATGTTGCACAAATTGGATTTGCTGCACGATTACCTTCCCATAATTCTTGTTTTAACTTCTGTAGTTCAGGATTGTGTTCCCATACATTAAAGAAGTTATCTGTTTTAATATTTCCAAATACATTAGTATCTGTCCAATCATTACAGCACATTTGTATGCTGCCGTCCCAATGAATCCAACCTTTAGTTTTAGGTAGAATACATACTTCATTAATAGCTGACCTATCTGTAGCAATACGATTGTAAATATCACTTCTATTAGATACTTGGATTGGAGTCTCTCCCCATTCCTCTGGTTCCATACTTTGGTCCCAATATCTATGTGTTGCTCTAGGCATCAGCTTTTTACGTTCTTCCATTTGTTCTTTAGATTTATAACTATTAATTATTAATGTATCAAACAAGTTAAAGTACTGCATCTTTTGTTCTAATTTATAACCATTAGTTAAGATTCTTGTTCTATATGTTCTATTAGCGTGATGTAATATTAAGGCGAGAGTGCCAAAGTCGGGATGCAGAGAGTTTTCTCCTCTGCCTGTGAAACATATTGTCCCTTTAAAACTATGTAGTGTTGATACAAACTGTTTAAATAAGTCAATAGACATATACTCCTTTGCATTAGGATATCCACTACTACGAGGGCAGTAGTTACATGTTTCGTTGCAGATGCCTGAGACATCTATGTTAATAAGTATCGGGCTCATATACAAATATCCAATTCTTTCTTCCTGCTGAGTCTGTGTTTGTGCCTACTTCTTTGAAACCAAAGTCTAAGAAAGGTTGTTTGCCTCCTTCATAAGTTATTTCTAGCATCATTCTAGGACTTCCATAGTTTTTCATACAGAACTTCTTGCCTTCAGTCAAATCTCTAGTAGTACATCCGCCTTTGTATTCAGACATCCACGCCTGTCTACGGAACGCAGGATATTCATATATAGTTCCATCATCTCCTTTAAATTTCTTTTTATAGCATAAAGCATTGACTCCAATCATTTCACCATTCTCATACCACATCATATAATATTGATGCTTGTCGTATTTATCTTCTAAGTCTTGATAGCATACTTTGTTTTCTACAATGAATCCTTGTATTCTTAGTTGTATTACGCGATAGAGTTCATCAACAGTTAACTGCTGATAATGTTTAATTTCACAAATCATACTCTTTTTACTATTCTCGGGATTATTTCTCCACTTCTAATTACTTCTACATCACAACCTATCTCTAACCCCAATGCATCTATATAAGCTATATTATGCAGAGTTGCTCTAGAAATAGTTGCTTCTCCAATCACACAGGGCTCTAAGATTGCAACTGGTGAAACAGCACCTGACTTCCCGACATTCCATTCAACGTCCAAGAGCCGAGTAACTACTCCAGCTTGTCTTGTCTTCAGAGCGAAAGCTCCTCTAGGATGATGTGATGTGTAGCCTAATTTTTCAAAATATATATTAGAGTCGACTCGTACAACTTTACCGTCCTGAGGAAATTCATTCCAATCACTTTGTGTGACAGTATTAAATCCCATATCTTTTACCATAGTCATATCCCCAATCCAATCAGCACAAATTGCTGGTTGAATACCATAAGATATAAATGTAAGACTACGGGATTTAAATTCTTCTAAGTCTTTTAGATTCAAAGCACCACTTGCATAATTTCTAGCATTTGGTATTGTTTTGGGAGCAACGACTTCTCCAGTAATCTGTTTGATACCTTTACTCCATATTCTATTTGGCACTAAAGACTTAATTTTATCAGTAATATCTAGACCTTCCCTACCATCTCCACGAGTGAGAGCCTGTGACAATACGCCGTCTACATAAGTTATAGACACAGCTGCACCGTCCATCTTGGCAGTCATTACATGTGGTTGATTGGTGTCCCAATTTGGTTCTTCATCTTCGCCTATAAAGACTTTTTGAAGTGAATACATTGGGTAAGGATGTTTGTATCTTGTACCTTCTAGAGTATGACCGACTTTATTCTCAAGTTCAGTATTCTCTACAAGTCTATCATATACATCGTCAGGCAACTGTGAGTTCCCTTCAGCATACATTCGATTACAATATTCTAGGTATTCTGTCTTATTCATACATATATTATACAGAAATTCTAAGGATTTGTCAAGTATTATTTTTGTGGGCTATAGGTATATCTTATCTAATACATCTTTGAAATGAGTTTCAAGAACAGACTTAACTTCGGAGATAGATAATATCTCAACTAATCCCTCAAATAACGCCTTGCTATTATTAAAGTCTATTGGTATAGCTATGCCGTCCTTTGTTGGCTTCCATTCTTCGTCAAAGTCTAGGTAATATTTCCTAATATGTAAGTACTCAGTATTACGAAAACTATTTACAGTAAGGTAAACTCTCTCGTGTTTTTCTTCATTGTAATGTATTAGTTTCTCGTATACTGGAGGTGCATTATGTAGTTCTATCATTCTTTAATATCGCTGCTAAAGGTACAATAGAAGTCACATTCTAAGGTACTAGAAGTCTGTAGCTATCGCAATCCCAACAAAATAATAATACTTGGTTGTTATTTGGTTTAGCCCTATTTCTTTTAGTCTGAATATGCTTGTTGTCAAAGTCCATGGTGCAGACATTATACTTCATTCTGCGACTGTTTTGACTACGATAAGTAATGATAGCATCGCCTGCATTACTCACATTCTTTATAAAGTCATCTTTCTTCATGCGTTTCCTTGTGGGTTGTTAAAGTCCTTTAGCGTCCCAACAATGGTATCGTCTTGCAAGGTGATTCTACAAGATAAAAGAAGACCCAGCCTGCGAACAGACTGAGTTCTTCAAGGGGTAAAGTTAGTCGTTCAGTTCGTTAATTAACTGTGCGAAATACTGAGCTGCTTTACCAGTAAGTTTACTGATAATAGCCGCATCTGGCTCTTTTCCAGCGTCTTGGATAGCACCTGTGAGTTCTTCCTGTGCACCTGCAACAGAGACTCTAGTACCACCAGTTCCACCTGATTTGCCACCAGCCGCAGGAGTTTTCTTTACATAAACTCCAGCTTTTGTTAAAATCATTCTGACTCCATTTGGACTCTCGTTTATGTCGTCAGCAATCATCTTTACAATTTCCATACTTGTTTCAGGAGTAGGTTCCTCTGCAGTATACATCTCTACTGCCTGAGCTTTTAGTTCGTCTGTCCAAGCCATTTTTCTTTTCCTTGTTAAATTATATTTTGTTTTGTATTCGGCAAGAGTATAAGTATTACGGTAGCCAGGAGCCCAACCTGTGGCTTCTAGCATTTGTGTATAAAACCTGTCGCTCATTGCTTATTTCCTTATTATAAATATATTATACTAAAGATTTAAGCAAGAGTCAAGAACTAAATTTTATAAGCTATATCCGAATGTGAGAATATCTTCCTTATACAGGTCAGCAACACTAGTACGAGTCTTAAGTGTATACCAATTGTTCCACATGGGTGCTATAAATAGCTTGTCCAAAATGGAAGTATCTTTTACAGGTAATTCTAATTCCTCTAATTCATGTTTCCAATCTTCTAATCGGATTAAGACATCCATATCTTTATACATCTCTTTTTGTGATTGCATTGGGTTAGCTTGAAGCCATTCATCAAAACCAATATAGTTCAAACTGTTCTGATATTCAGTCACAGCTCTTTCATAGGGGTTTCTAATTACCCCAATCTTAGTTTTATTTGATACCAGATATAAACTCTGACTCATAACTTAATTCCCTCGCTAATGCTTTGCAATCTTCAATTGTATGTTTCTTCCTAGTTGGAGATAGCTCCATGCCATCCAACTCATCCAACTTATCAAGTAAAGCTTTTAATTTAATGGCACAGTCGATTCTGTTGTGTGTCATTTGAAGTTCCTTTTCAAAGATTCTAATTTATCTTCAAGTTCTGCTAACTTACCTATTTCTTGGTCTAAAGTTTCAATGATATCTCCATGCTCTGCTAGTCCAACATGTGAACCTAATAACACTTCTATATTCATTTTGTGTGCTTCTATGCAACCTTCATATAGTTTTTCTATTGCAGTAACTATTCTTCCTCTATAATTGCTCATCCTAATAATCCTAATACAAAGTTCCTAATGAACCTTTCTCTGTGCCTACCGACATCTAAGGCGGCAAACATTAATAACGGAGTCAAAGGTAATGCCATTACTGACACTGACACTATGACTAATTCTTTATGCCTAAGGACAGGATTGGTCTTGTCTGTTAATACAGCTATTCTAAATGCTGGGAATACCAACTTCCAAATAACTATCGCCCAGCCAGATAACCAAAAGGCTATTAATATATCCATGCTGTTTCCTTATGCTCATTTTATTGAGTGCTTTACAAATATTGTTGTAAATGTTTTAAACTTCCCATTTCGTACGATGCTAAACAGTATTGTTTACCAGCCCACGGTAGATGTGGAAAGTATGTATCTTTTAAGTCATCTTGTGTACATTCTACGGTACACACTAAGTAGACTCTAAAACCTCTTTCTTTTGCAAGTTCAGGTTTTAATTCTCTATCCACTATTGCAGGATAGTTTTGTCTGATTGCCCAAACTTTTTCTTTAGGCTCAAACTCCTCTGCTACACACTGATCTGGTAGTATAGCATTTCTTCTTCCTTCATAGTCAGTCATGGAGAGTTTCTGAGGCACTCCGAGTCTTTCTACAATTCCTTTAATAAACGCAGGACTTCTATATAGTGATTTCGCTATATCAGACATGTTAAATCCATCAAGATACATCTGTACTGTAGATTTTATTTCCTGTTTATTAGCACCTTTTCCTTTGTTCTGAGACTTTCGTCTCGCTCTAAAGTCCATGGTTTCTTTGTGTTCTGTTATTATTTTGTTAAGCCTAGTGGTATTATACGCTATGTTTAGTATACCACACGCTTCTTTTTTAGTTATAGGCTTCTCGCCCTCTAGCAAACTAATTACTTTACTTATATTCGCTTCCGATAAGTTCTCGTGCTTCTTTATTCTCATTTTCTACCCCTAGTAAAATTATTGCATAATGCAGAATCTTTAATAAGTCCTGCTCGTTTCTTCCATCTTTCTTTCCGTACCTCTGCGCATACTTTATAATGTTGCCTAAGCAGAAGCCTTCTCCATGACCAGCATCGAAGATGAACTCGGTTGACTGGATTTTATTCATACTGTAATGACTATCATAAGTCTTTATAATATGATTTTGTAGCATGTTCATTGCTACATCTTCGTTAAACTTGTTGTTATTATAGTCTGTCATTTACTTCTCTGTTGCGAAAAATCCTACTTGGACTAATCGTGCGTTTTCTTTGTTTGTTCCGAAAGATGCATTTAGTGGTGCATGCCAATAGTTTGCTGGATATAATACACATCTATTGTATACATTTCCAACGTAAGTGTGCAACTCCCAATCTTCGTGGTTGCTTTTCCACTCTCCTTTAAAGCCAGCGTTTTTATCTATTTTTAACTTTTCTGACTTTGTAATTAAACCTGTTTTCTTACTTCTAAAAAGTGCTGTGCCTGTGTCAATTTTGGCTTTGGGTTGTAAATAAATTACGGCAGCCCAAGCTTGTCCATCAACACTTTCTGTTGTTCGCTCTAAAAATCCCGAACAATCATGATGAATCCAATTAAGAAACTCATTGTTCTTCTTAAGTCCAAGAGTAAATGCTCCATTGGAGTTTTTATTTGGAAAGTAAGTTATCTTTTTTCCAATAGTTGTTTCAAATCTATTCTTGATGAAATTTCTATTCTCATTTGAGAAAGTAGCTATAGTTCTATCTCCAGGAAATGCCATCTTTCTACCTCTACGACCTGGGTAGAAGTACATTCTTAATGCGTTTTCTCTTACCTCGTCTGGGTTTGGATAGAAATTATCAACTATGTGAATCATGCTTAGTGAGTTCGTCTATTACTTCCAGTCCGCCCTCTAACTTAGCTAGATATTCTTGTTTCTTTGCAAGTTGAGCTTTTAGATTGACAATATCATTTTCGACACCTGCCATCTGTGCTTCTAAGTTTTGTTTTAATACTTGACTATGTTCCATTGTTTCCACTGTTGGTTCCTTTACTCCTATTAGTTGGTCTAAAAAGTTTGTTTTAGTGCTTTTTGCCATTTAATCTTACTCCATTTAGCATTTGGTATTCATCCCCATTGCTCTTTCTGACCACTATTGGTCGTTTTAGTACTTGAAACTGCGAATACTCTAATAATTTCTTATTGATTTCTTCGTCTGATGTTCCTTCTTTAAACATAAGGGCTCCTTTGCCCAGTTTAACTTTTATCATACTCTGGTTATCCTCTTATCATAGTCAGCGTAATCTTCATTCCACCAACTAGGCTTATCTCTGTATTTCCACTCGGCAAAGGTTGCTTTGTCTAAGTGATAATAATCTCGATACGATTGTATAACATCATCTTCGTTTTTCAACTCATCAGGCATAGCCATGAGGAAAGGAGTTTGTCCTAGCCTAGGCATATTCTTTGGTTCAGGTAGTTTGTTTACTACTTCTACGATAGATTTATGCTGTTTTCCATAACGATAGTGGTACTCATCGTTGAGCGCGTTAGCGTAACAATGAGCCCACTCAAAGTTATCCAATGATGACCTAACCCAAATCGTGCAGGGATGATTATACATCATCGGCAGATAAGGGGTAAGAGGTCGCTCTTCCATAGGAAGATGCTTTATCTTGGCTTTCTTACTGTTTAGTACTTCTCGTTCGTCCTTGTCAAGCGCACGAGGTACAAATCCCAGTACTTCGTCAACCCATATAGCGGTACACAAAAGTTGCGCTGCCTCGAGAGGCATTTTCACAATGTGTTTGTCAACGTGGTACTCGGCACATTTGTCTAAGTCTTGGTCTAGATAAAATAAATTCATCTATTTCCAACACTTGTAGACACCACATAAGCCATCTGCATTTTCTGTAGTTCCACAGTATTTGCATGGCTTATCTGATTTAGTCGGTTTATGTTTTGTTTCTGTAATCTTAATCATACATATATTATACAGAAAGTTTCAACACTTGTCAAGATTTATTTTGAGTTTATCTTATCTTTAGCTGTTCCAGCGTATAGTCCAAACCATGCTGCACCTGCCCCTACAACGATACTAATCAAACCTGACTGCTCCATTGAAGGTTCTGGTAAATCCATAAACCATATTGTACACTTATAAAGTAATACAATGTATACTGTTAGAAATAAACGAGGAAAGATTCTCCAAGCGTCTATCATAGAAGATAGCCAAATCCAGCGTTGCCACGGATTTTCTGGTTCTTTATCGTTTTCTAACTTTAATATTTCAGCTTTCAGATTACTGTTTTCGGTGACGAGTTCCATAAACTTATTAAGGTCTATTTCTACCTCATTCCTAGACATATCGCCTGAGAACTGATTACTTGCTTCTGCCATAAATTTCTCCTGGCTCCCAATTGTACCACTTCCTTCTCGCTCCTGTCTCCGAATGTGACTTCTTGCCCTCATAAGGTTCTCTGAAGTGAAAACTAATTGATATTCTTGGGCTTAGCGTATCTACTTTATGATACTGCTTAGCAGGTATATATAATAAATCGCCGTCATCTAACTCTATAACTTCCAATAATTCAGGAGCATGTTTATTAGGACGGAGTCTTTCATTCTCCTTATCTTTCGGAGCAAAATCTTTATAAATATACCATCTTATCTTTCCACTTACATGGAAAAGAAAATTGTCTGTAGAATCTGCATGAATAGGAAAACACTTAGCATCTTTTTGATTAGAGCAGTATATATTAGCCTGCCCAATACCATAGTGTTTTTCAAACTCTCTAGTCTGATTCCACATTGTTTTGTTTAAAAATTCAGAAAGTGTAATAATAAAACTACTTCCATCTCTCCAAAGTTTTAGTAATTCTTCTCTAGTTTTCTTTTCTGGTGATTTTTTCTTACACCATTTGTTACCATTAGGTAATACTACTTGTAGTTGGGGAGTTCTATCCCATGATTGTATATTGTACTGATTTAGATAGTTATCTAATTCTTCCCAACTAAAATGATTTGCAAAAATGTTTTCTTTAGACTTAATCACAAAATGTTTCTTATCTTTATATTCTTCTAAAAAGCGTTTAAGTCCAATCGGCTGTAGTAATTTATCTAAACTAAGACTACTATCCATTTTTTCTCATCTGTCTTACTATATTAGCATAGTCCCACCATACTTCCATTAAATCTTGTCTCCAATGAGTAGCTTTAGCAAAACAATTATACCTAGGATGCCATGGTTGATAGCTAAGTCCTGTTAAATGTAGTTGCCACATAAAATCTAATGACATTTGAGGTTTCTGCCAAAAGTCTCTCATATGCTGGTCTGGTACTACTATTGAGGGGTCTACTCCATCAAAACAGTTCCATCTTGAATCTAATGGTTCAATGTATTCTTTTGACTCTTGTTTAAATGGCATATTTAATTTTTCACCAAATTCCCACTTATAACTTTTACTAGTTTTTGCACTCCATTCTTCCATATCTTTTATACTATCCATATATGGTTTTGCTTTCTCGCAGTCGAATAACATTACACTATCACACCACCAACCTCTTGGTACACCTAAGTCTGCTCCTTTCTTTCCATTATCTTGCTGAGCATCCCATACAAATCCAAAAGGTTTGCCATTCAACTTAGTATTAAATAAATGAGAAATATCTCTAAAGTTTATCATATCTACATCTGTATATAAAGCTCTACCTTTAAAATTACATAGCTCTGGAACTGCATATCTAAAGCAAGTAAAAGGTGTCCCCCAATATCTTCTATCCCAGTTTGGAAACATTGATGGTCGTAAGAATGTTATCTCTATCTCTTGATTGCTCGGCAAATTTTTATAAATAGAATAAAGATATACTTGTTCAGCTAGCCAATCTTCTTTCTCACTTGTGCCTATAAATAATCTAATCGTATTTGACATATAATATCTTTGCTCCGTTTGATGCGTGAATAGAATGAAAAAACTTATTACCAATAATAGCACCTGTATCACAATGCAAAGGAGTATTGACTACATAATGTTTTTTCCAATTAAATTGTTCGTAGTTTGGTATATCTAGAGTCTGGTCTAGATTATTTCTATCTTTTCCAATTACTACTGAAGCATGTTTTTTATTTAAAGAAAATATTACTACTGTACTTCTAATTGGTACTTGTATTGATTTTTCATTTGCTTCCATAGCAACAACCTTTGTAGGTTTTCTACTATCAATTGGATGTTTAAGTAAATCTAAAAAATGTTTTGAATGGTTATACCACTTAGGATAAGTGAATGAATAGTCGTCTAAGTTGAAATGTTTTCTATACAATGGTACTGCATGCCAGAAAGGGAACATTGTGTCTCTCATATCAAGAGGAAAATCTAGTATATCAAGAGCAATTTCTTTAACTTCATTATTAAGCTGTCTAATCATTTAATATGGTGCTCCTGCACCTCTAAAGAATCCTACTATAATATCTCGTTTACCTGATATTAGTGGTCTAGATTCGTGTTCATGTATTGATGTAAATATTGTAAGAGAGCCTTTCTCTCTAATTGTAGGAAAAGAGTGTCTAAATGTTTCTCTTTGTTTTAAGAACTCAGGTGGGAAATTACTATCTATAAAGACATCAGGAGTAGTATAACTCTCTACTATCTCTAAATCACCGCCCTCATACTCATGACTATGGCTCAGTTGAATACTAAGACTTATCTTTCTAGTAGTCATTCCTGTATGGATTTCTTTCAACCCAGGTCTATAATCTCTATGAGCTCTAAAGTGCATCCCAGGTTCATCATATCGAACCATGTTTATTTCGTGCATCTTTCTTTCGTCGTAGAGATGAAACTTATATGTGTTATTGTTATATAAGTCTACTGCTTTCTTTAATTTATCATAGAATGGAAACTCTATCCGACTTCTCTTTTTACACTTGCGTATTTTGGAGTTATAACCACTCCATCGTGTTGCCGCTAAAGGCCACTTCCTATCCTTGTTTATCTCATAAAGCTGAGTTATTTCTTCATCAGATAAAAAATTAGGAATATGTCCTACTATGTCATGTTCTTTATGTACACTAACTTCTAGTTTCACTTATTTTCTAATTGTTCAATTCTTTTTATTAAAGTATCATATCCATCAAATTCTTCGATACCGCACTTGGGATGAGCCCACTGCTCTAAAACTCCCACTCTATCTTCAAGGTGCTCACACCAATCTTCTTGTTCCTCAAATCTATTCTGTATAGTTGGATTACTTTCTAATATATCATTGCCTTGTTGCATGATACGAAAGATTCTCCACTTCTGCAGAAGTTTTCTAAACACTATTAACATAGTCACATGCTTCTTGCCATGCAACTTTATTTGTACTTGGTATCGCTAACTCTAGAACACACCTCGGTTTTTTGTTATAATTTCTATCTGCCATCCAATCATCTATTCCGTCTTGTTCTCCTATGAGTAGTGTCCAGTCAGCATTATATACTGAGTGTTGGTCTGGTATCTTTTTATATCTGCCTTTTGAAACATATCTAGTTTCTCCACGACCTGAATTATGAATAAATCTAAGGAACATTTTACCTTTTCCTTTGCTGTTATTCCATCCAGTCCAACCCCAATAAGGTACTTGAGCCATGTATGTGTCCCAATACCATTGTTGAGTACCAGTCTTACTGCAAATAATATTTCTAAATATATTTCTTAATCTGCCGAAGTCTACTCCACCATCAGGTGATTCTCTACCTACATAATCAATATTATTTGTTAACTCGTGCTTACCATCATTTGCAGCCATAGCTGTGCGTAGTCTTGCTAAAGTTATGTTAGGTTTAGGTGCTTGATTATAACTTGCAGGCTGTTTGTAGACAGTCCTTGCCATTAAATCCAATCGAGTAATTACTTCTCTGTTTCTAATTTTTAGTGCTTGTATCATTGTTTAGTGCTTCTGGGTCTGTCACTTTTTCATAGTAAACTACGACCTCTTTGAGTTCAGTTATATAACGCTTTAATTCTTGCATATTATATGACATCAACTCATAATCTGGTATGGACATAGCTACAAATACTACTTGTCCATGTTCTTCTGTTAATCTTTCGTGAAACTCGTCAATGTTTTTATCACTAACTACATACCATAAAGGTAGCTTTAAATCTATTTCTCTTGGTAGAACAGGTTGTGTTATTATCCTGTCCATGGGCTTTGCTGTTACTTCTATTTGTTTAGTTGGGATTAGACTGCAACTCGACGCCATCATCAAGGCTATCAATGGTGCGACTAATTTCTTCGATTGACTCAAATACATGTTTAGTTCCTTTGTTTATCTTTGGTTCTAGCAACCCAGGCTTTGCTGATGCTAGTTTTGTTAAATTGTGTCTCTTAAAGATGTCTAGGTATCTATTCATCTCTAACTGAGCTTCTTGGGACTTCTTTTGAAGTTCGCCTAGTTGTTGTGTTTGCAATGCAAAATCGTTCTGCATTGTCTTTATTGCTTCTTCCTGAGTAGCAACTGCTCCTTCAAGTGCCATATTATTTGCTGTTAGCACTTGGTTTTGTTGGTACAGGTAATAACTACCTAGACCCAACACTAATATAATTCCTATATAAAGTTGGTTCATTATAACTCCTTAATTTTATAATTGAGCCCTTCAGCTCCTCGTATCTCTACTATATCGCCGTCTTCGGTTTTGAACTGAAGATACTTATCTTGCTTCTTATAAAACTTTGCGACTATAAATGTTTCATCATCTGCGTCACCATATACTGAATTATAACTTACTGTAAGTTCGTAGTAAGATAGAAATAGATTCTTAAACCAGAACCACCAATCATTTAACTTCTCTAAAAACTCTTGCTTAGACATGTTCCCAGATTGCTCCCTGATATAATAACGCTTCTGCTTCTCTTCTTCGCACTAAACCATCTAAAACTTTTCCACCTGCTTTGTTCCACCTTTTGATTTGAGCAGGTACTCCAGCATGGTCGCCAGAGTTGATGACTTTCAACATTGTTGAAGCTTTGAGATTTCCATTACCGAGATTGAACACCCAAGACACAATTGCATCGAATTGATTCTGAGAAAGTGGAACCGTTACCGCTGTGTTCACGTAAGTTTCGTACTCCTTCATCTCATGGTTAAACATTTCATCTGCTTCTTCTTGTGTTATTGTATCGCCCATACTTACGCCTTTTATATGTCCGTAGCCGATTGTTGGAACTCCTGCAGCACATTTATATGCTGTAAGTTCGCATCCTTCAAATTTTTTAATTAAGCTCTTGCCTTCTTCTGATATTGTCATAGTTTTCCTTTTTAAAAATCGGGGGAGAATACACTCCCCCAT